AGCCCGCGCGTTGCCGCGCAGGTTGTGGGGCTTTATATCACGCCCATTGCAATATCCCAAGCGCGCTCTTGCGCTGCCAAAAGCCGTTTTTCTTCGTCCTCAGACATGCCCGGTTGCCATGGTGAGTTTACCGCGACGGCATCAAATTCGTGATAAGCCCGAACATATGCCCGCGATCCGTCAAGAATATCTTGGAAGTCAAAGCAACCAAGATCAACCTCACAGCCCTTCGCCCAACTCCGCAACTCAGACGCAGTAAGCGGGACGGGGCCATTCATGCCCTGCCCCGCCAATCCAGCATCATCCAAGCAGTCAATCAAGAACCGGGCCAAGCGGGGTCTTGGGAACTCAACCCGCTGACCTTCGCTCATCATTTGGCCCGCCCTTGTCATTTTGGATTTCTCCGTTGCGCGCGTTGAATACCAAGCATTTTGCCTGACGTGCAGGATCACTTCCCGCTTGCGATTGACAAAAAATCATTGATTTCTTCAGCTTCGTCTTTCAACTGAGCGACAATCATCGGGTAGGCTTCATAGATCATTTCCGCCGTATCTGGCGAAAAGTCAATCGTGCCCTCGCCGTCCGGGTTTGGCATGTTTTCCCAAGCCAATGTGGCGTCAGCCCAGTTTTCGGACGCAGCATTTTCGCTGTTTTCCAAAAAGGCTTCAATCTCGATTTGGCTCATCTTCGACATGTCGATAGAACCGCCGTTTTCCTTCAGGCGGCGAGCAATGCGCTTGCGCGCGCGGCTCTGAAGCGTGCCAGAGTGGGGTCCCAAAACCTTGATGCGAACCGGCTTTTTCTTGGCGTCGTCCAAGTAGGCCAAGCGGCCATTGTCTTTGATGTGAACCCACGCGCCAACTTCTGAGCGCTTTTTTGTGTCTGTAAGTTTAAACATGATTTGTCTCCGAGGTGATTGGTGAGGTGGTGAGGTGGCCCGCCGCTGCTCACCAACAACAGCGGGCCGGTTATCTCAGCCGAGATTTCTTAGACCTTGACGGTGCGGTCTGTGAATTCCATGCCGACGTCAGCGCGGACAATGCTGCCCACGTTCAGTTCTGTTGGCATGAATGATGTGATGATCGCTTGGCGGTAATAGATCGTCCCGCTTTTCAGCGTCACTTCAATCGCGACGGTTGCGCCTGTCGCCGCTGCGGTTTCAAGCGCCGTCTGGCCTGTGTCTGCTTCGTCAAACGCAACTTGAACCGTACCAGAACCGGCGCGGAAAATGTCGGACAGTTTGAATTCTGCCCCGTCTGACAGGCTGTCGAAGGACGCGATGTCATACGTGCCGTCAAGATCGGGCGCGTTGCCCAGCTTGCCGACCGGAATGAACGTCAGCGCGCCGAAGCCTGCGGCGTCGACTGTTGCGGGGAGGGTTGCAGATACGCCGAGCGTGGTGCCTGCTGCTTGCTGTAGGGCCATGTCATTTCTCCTTGAATGGCTGCTGAAATGGCCTCAGAGGCCGTTGATAGGCGGTTGCCTATGGTGTTGCGGGGCCGTCATGCGTGGCCCCGGTATTCTATCCAGATTGGGGTTTCCCATCGGTTGTCGATTTCTTGCCCCTGTTTGACAGTGGTATTATGCACTGAAACGCTGGTCCCGTTAAACGTCAAAACCGTGTCCAATGCAAAGGTTTCCGCGATTTCGCCTGCCTTGCGCTTGCTAACAACCTCATATTCCCCCAGAGGCGAAACCAAGTGCAGCACGATGAAGCCACGACGGTCCAGCGGGTCGCCGCCCCCAAGGAATTCGCGCCCGTTGTCATTTGGCAGATGAAAGACTGACAGGAACTCGCCTGCGGGCTTGTCGCCGCCCTTCTGGGGCCACAGCACAGGATAGCCTGTGATGGTCTCGACCTTTACCATAAGCGCGCTGTGCAGATCGCCTTCAATGCTCATTTGCCAATCACTCCCCTGTCACGTTGATGACGCGACCATCAAACTTTTGGATTGAAAGCGCAACCATGCCGTTCGGTGCCTGCTTGGTTGACCATCCGTTTTCAAGGCGCTGGGCATACGGCAGGTTGTTGACCAAGTAGATAGCATCGCCTTCACTGGCCTTTCCGTTGATGGTGCCAATCATTTTGCCGATTGTCGGGCCGCTTTCGTCTTTTTTCCCCGTAGCGTCTTCGTCTTCAAGAACGCCGCCCGGCGCGCTGTTGATGCCCGCCTGCCAGTTGCCCTTAAAACGCCCGCCAACATAACCGCGCACAGGATGCTTCCACAGATCAGGGTTGCCGACCGGCGACATCAAGATGACCGACTTGAAAAGGTCCATGCTGATCTTTTGCAGGGCCTCGCGGCCCTTGATCACGGTCTTCACCTCGAACTGTTCAAGATCGCTGCCGAAACTCATATCTTGGCCCTCATTTGAAGCACACCATGTCATAGAGCGCAGTGCTGCCGCCCGAAGCGACGCGGCCCAAGCTGCGGATTGTGAGCGTGCCGCGATCAACCGCAACCGTGTCGGCCAGCGTCACCTCAATCGTTGTCGGTTCAATGATGACTTGGAAATCACCGGCAAAAACGTTCGTTCCGTCAATCCGCTTTTCGTCAATCTCAAAGACAGCCGCGCGCGCGGTCACTGGGGCGGGCGTGGTGCCCGGTGTTCCGCCCGTGGGGTCAGATGGCCCGCCGCCGGTGGCGATGGGCGTGGGGCGCTGAATTGTGGCTGTCTGGATGGCGTCCGGCTGCTTCGCTGCGATCTTGTTGAATGCTGCCGTGACCTTGCTGCGAATTGTCGCCATTTATGCACGCCGCAAGGCAACTTGCCCTGCCCCTGCCGTGACGTATGAGCGCAACAGCCCTTCAATCGCAATCAAGCGCGGCTTGCCCGTGGGCAGCGTTTCGGCGTCAATCGTGATTGGCCCCACCTTGATCATTTCGCTGGTGACGCTGGTTTCAATCGTGGCAAACGGATCAAGACCCGCTTGGATCAGATACGCCAGTTCGAACTGGGCAGCGATAACGTCTTGCGGGATTGTGTCGGGATCGACAGGCCATCCATCGACCAAACCCTGAACAATGCGGGGCCAAGAGCGCGCCTGAAACTGGTATTGCTTGACGCCAATAAAGGTCCGCTGCTGATCAAGGGCAGCAGCCGCGCGTCGCAGGTTGGTCTCATTCGCTGCATCAGTTGCCTCAAGCGTCCAGCCGTACAGGGCCGCCTGCGCCGTATATTGCGCAAGCGTTCCATAGCTGTCCGAAGCAATGCCGCCGATTGTTACGTCTAAAGTCATGTCTTCACCAGAACTATTGTGAAATCAACTGAAACGTCCGCCGTGCTGGAACTCACTTTCGCCATGAACCCAATGTCGGTTAATTCGGGATATGGGCCTTTTGGAAAACGGAATTGCTGGACGCTATTCCCCTCAACTCCAACCAGTTCCCGCTGCAATCGCATTGGGGAATAAGGCGCGGCTGATGCCAAAATGCCCGACCGGGTGTAGAAATTCAGGTTGATCAGCTTCGTGCTTTCCGAAGACATCTCCACGTCTGTCAAATAACCGGTATAGCCGCGCGGGATTGTGTAGACGCCGATTTGAGACTGGCCGCGCGCGAAACCTGTTGAGGTGATCGTCGCCCAGTTTTGGGTGCCTGCCGCGTTTTCAATCACAATGTCGCCAACGTGACTGCCCGCCGATTGCGAGGCATAGGTGCCCGAAGTTTCAACGTAAAATCGCAGCAATCGAATGAATGTTGCGGACGTTGGCGCGCTTGCGCTTGCGCCTGCGGTTGCAAGCGTTTCCGTCACAAGCGCGCCCGTTTGGTCAATACCCTGAACCGTAACAGATCGCGCACCTGCGCCTGCCGCTGTATCAGCCGCGTTGCCAGCTTTTACCCGCAAGGCTGTAGCCGCCGCAGGTTGCGGTGTGCGGAAAATACCGCCGTTGCACAGTGGGACGTATGTTGTGCCAACTGCGCTATTTCGCCCGAATTTGTGGACAATGGAATGGCCCACCATTTCGCCAGTCGCTATGCGCAGGCCGGGCGAGTAGGAACCTTGGAGGGGGAAAATGCTCATTTGTCAGAGCCTTTCAGGAACTTGGGTTTCGGTTTCGGCTTTGGCGCTGGTTTTGGCTTGGCCTGCGCTCGCGGGTCGTCAGCGTTGACGATTTTTTGACGCCCATTTACCGTGATCTTTACTGTCTCAATCTTCATGGCTTCGGCTCCGCACTGCTGATATTGGGAAAAGGGGCAGTTGCCCGCCCCTTTGAAAATATCAGCCCAGCAAGAGGGCGACCGCATCAGGCTTCCAAGTTTTCGCTTGGTAAAGCGTGGTGATGTCGATCATCGCCTTGTTGTAGCCCTTATAGACGCTGATCTGGAAAACCAGACCAGAATGAGGGTCTTGGACCGTCATAACGTCAACCGCGCTGTCACCGCCGAGCGGCTTTGCGAGAGGACGCATCGCCAGTTCGATTGCAGACTTATGCAGCGCCACGTTCGCGGTGTAGCTGTTGCCAATCGTCATTTCAACAGTGTCGGCAAGCGTGGCACGCAGGCCGGGTCCGCCGATGACTGCCGTACCCGCGACCGCGGTGAAGCCGGTGTTCACAACATACTTGTTGGTGTCACCCGCGAAGGTCACAACGTCACCCGGCAGCAATGTGCCGCCGTCGCCGCCATCAAGTGCGATGGAAGTTTCACCGATAGGCTCGCCGCCTGCCGCGTCCAGACCCGTTGCCGTGCCTTTGGTGTGCGATTGAACTTGCCCGCTTTCCTTCATCATGAAGCCTTGCAGGTTGAGCAGTTCGCCTTGACGCAAGAGCGTGTCATTGCCTGCCGTGT